ATATTTTTCGTGTCCAGCTAAATCTATAAAAGATGTAATTTTAGTTTCCCATAAATTTTGTTTTCTAGTTTTTATTTCTACTAAATTTCTATTTTCTTTAGGATTGAAAAGATTAATTGTATAATCATCTTTTTTATGATAAACTAAAGGATTATAACTAATATGACTGGTTCTTCCTGATTCTCTTTCATGTGGATGAACTAAAATTTTATTTCTAGCAAATCCTCTTCCATCGTCATATTCACCAGATGTTAATACTCCTATTAATGAACTCTTACCAGCATCTACAGGACCACATACAGCTATAGCGCATTCTTCTTTCATTATAAAATAAAATAAGTATTTTCTAAATAGTTATTTTATTTATTTAATAATTGTTTTAATTTTAAATATTTAGCTTTATATTTTAAATATTTTTGTTTAATAGTTGGAGCAAAAGTTATTTCTTCTACTTTTTCTAATTCAAACTCAACTGGTGGTGTATAATTACTTCTCTCCTTAATAATTTTAAAATAAGGTTGAAAATTAAGTTTTGTTAAATCTGGAAGTTGACTAACTAACAATAATAATTCTTTATATTGTTGATATAATTGTGGGACTCTTTTTTTATTTTCTTTTTTAATTCGTGTTGAGCTTAAACCCTTATTTTCTTCTTTAAATTGTTTACACATTTCCACTATATCATTTATTTTTTTCTCTATTTCTAATGATAATTCATTGGCTTGTCTGGTTTCTACCTCAGATAGAATTGGTTTATAGGGTACTTTTTCAATTTTAAGTAATGTAATAATATCTTCAATTCCTTGTATATTTTTCTCATCATTATCAGCCAAAATATTTTTTGTTATTTCCGAATTTTTTCTCTTCTTTAATAAATCTAAAATTTCATTTTTAATATTTAATTCATAGTTTACTTCTTCTCCTTTATACTCTCCTTTTTTAGATAAAGTAAATGCTAAGCTAGCATATTTAGAATATATGGTGGCATTTTTTTTATTTTCATCTTCATTTATGAAATCAAATAAAAAGTCTTTAATTTCTTTAATTTTTTCTTTTATTATTTTAGTATAATCTTTTGCGTTTCCTGGGATGTATTTTTTTTTTCCAGTCATGTATTCATTTTTGTCTAAAATTTCTTTATATTTTACTTTCTCATGTTTTAAATAATTATTGAATGATTGTTTTATTTTTATATTATTATTTGAGTTAATATCATTAACTATATTTTTTTTTAATATATCTAAATCTAGTTTTTTATGGTCTTTTCCATGGACCATTGTTTTTTTGTGTTGTATAATAAAATTTCTAAAACTATGCTGATATGTTATATAAGTTTCAGCTAGTATATTTTGGTATTCGCTTTGTAATTTTCTCAACTCAAAATCTTTTGGTTGTTCATCTTTTTTCATTTTTATAATTGCTTTTGTATCTAATTTTATTAAATAATCTAAATGTTTTTTACAAATTTCATTTACTCTATTATTTATTTTTGATTTTAAAGTTGCTTTACCTTTGTTTCCATGTATTCTACCCTGAAAATTTACACCACTATCATCTTCATCTTCATCTTCACCTACATCTTCACCTGCATCTTCACCTGCATCTTCACCTGCATCTTCACCTGCATCTTCACCTACATCTTCACCTACATCTTCACCTGTATCAGCATCTTCCTCTTCTTCTTCTTCACCTTCAGGTTCAATATTTATAATCTCAGGTCTTTGTACAGGTGATATATTAGGATTGCGAACATTTTCTGACATTTGTCCAGCCCAAGAACCCTTTAATGTAACTTCCTGAACTTCACCAGTCAATAAACTATGTTCAAAAGTAACTACCTCAGTAATATCAAAGTTTGCTTCTATCTCAGTTAAATTTTTAAATTCTTTTGTTATTTTATTAAAATCTTTTGCTACAATTGCTTTTTCTAATTCAGGTTGAAATAATTCATCTTTATTTAAGTAAGGATATTTTCCTATATCGGAAGGTTGTATTAAACCTTCTACCAACTCTAAATATTTAAAGTCTTTTGAACCTTTAAAAAGGGTAGCTTTACTTTCATTATAAAGTAAATGGTAATCATTATGTTTACCTTCTCTTTCATAAATACTATAATATTTAATATATTTTGTTTCTATAGGATCTTGCTTATAAATTTGTCCTGGATAAATTTTATATAAATTTATTTTAATAAGTTTTTCTTTTTTTTCAAAACATGTTTTCTCTTTTCCTTCAACTATTTCTTTTATAGGTCTTCCATTGCTTTTTCTTTTAATAGTAACTTTAGATAGATTATCTTCATCTTTAAAATAATAATACAACGATACGAAAGTAAAAACGAAAGATCTTAATTCTTCTATTTTATTAAACAAGTCTATCAAATCTTCTGATTTTAAACCTAATTTATCGTAAAGATATTCTTTTCTATATCTAGCTGATAAAATATCAGATAATGTAAAAGGAGTATTATAATTAAAATCAATTGGTTTATATACATCTACTACTTTTTTTATTAGCTTTTTATCATTTCTACGATAAGACTTTTCAAATTCATCGCGAGTTAATTTTGGATTTTCTATTTTAAGTTCATCATATTTAAAAATTTCTTCTCCTTCACCAACATAGTTAGCATTAACTACTTTTATTTGCTCTTCCTGATATTTAATTAGTACAAATAATGGATCTAATTTAGAAAATCTTTTAATGTATCTAACATCTTTTTTATGTAAAGTATTACTTCCTATAGAATCTTCTTTAAAATCTTTTTCGAAATTATTAATATCTTTTATAGATTCATAACTGTCAGATACAGTTATTTCTTCATGTCCATCAGAATACTTTAACTTATTTTTTAATTTTTGTTTATATTTATCAAAATTTTTTTCATAATTATTAAATTGTTTTTTTAATTTTTTTATTTTTATATTAAATTCCTCTTCATTATTAATGCCATATTCTTTTAAGAATTCTTGAAACTCTGACTTTTTTTTTTCCTCTTTTAATATACCTAAAATATCATTATATGGAGTATCTACGGTAATATTAATAGGAAATTTATCATTTATTTTTTTTATAATATTAGTTACCTTAACTGTTTTAACCCTAAAATATTCTAATGGTGTAGGAGGCGTTGAATTATTATTGTATGGTCTAAATATAATTTTATTATCGTGAATTTTATAAAAAGATGTATAATAAACTATCCAATTTTCACCTTCCTTTTTATTCATAAAAAATCCTATTTCATTACATAAAGGATTAAATAAAACATCTACTTTTATGTCATCTTTTAAATATTTTATAAAAGTTACATCACTTCTTTCAACAAAAAAATCTGTATTATTTACTCCACTATCCAATGATAAGTTTAAATTTACTTGTTTAGCTTTCTTAAATATTGGATAAATTTCATCAACACTTAATAGCTTATTAATTGTTGCAACCTTACTATTACTTATATATTTGACTGGTTCTTCATAATCAATATTTTGAAAAATTTTTACATTATCCCAAGGTACTTGTTCCTCTCCTATTTTCATAGGTGAAACTTCAACTATATTTTTTTCAACAACTTTTTTTTTATAAAAATCAACTCCACTAATTAATCCCTTTAAATATCTTCTTTCTTCATTTAATTCTTCATTTACCACATTAAAAGTTTTACAAGAATTTGGTATAAAATAAGGGTCATCATCTCCAATAATTTCATCGCTGTCATTTATTTTTTTAAAATCTTTTCCTAATTTTTTAATTATTAAATTTATTTTTTTTAAATTTAATTTAACCATATATAATAATTTAGAAATTTTATTGAAATGTATTTAACAAGCCATATAATTTAGGTGTTGGAGTTGGTGTAGGGGTAGGTTTACCTGTTTCAAAATTAAATAGAACCCACGCATATTTATCTGTTAGAGGAAGATTATGACTATTTTTAACTATTAAATTTAAATAATAATTATCTTTATTTTTTACTATATTACCTAAATAATAAAATTGTTCTGGATCAAAAGCTCCGGAATCAACTAAATGAAAAGCCTTTTTTCCTATTATTTGTATTTTTGATATAGGAGGATCACCTAACATATCTTCTTTATAAACTTTAATTTTTTTTACAATTGAACTAGGCAAAACAGTTTGATTTTTAAAATTAGGATTTGGTATAGGGTCATATGGTGTTTTTTGTATTTCAGGTGTAATTATTGCTAATCTATTTTTTTTATCAGGTTCAGGTGTACCCCAATTTGCATTTTTAAAATTTTCTGTAGAATTAACTGGATAACAAACCCAAGATATTTTTTTGCTCATTAATATTAGGCATGAAAAAAAATTGCTAAAAACTATTTATAGCTTAATCTATTTATATAATAATGGAAATTCAAACGAATTATCTAACAGAAGGAATCAAGATTACAAATAATGATGGAACAGAAGAAATTATTCAAATACCCTATAATTTGAATAATAGCTTAATTAAAGCAGAAGATATTATGAAAATTTTAAATAATTATAATGTTATTATCGAAAAAGTTAATCATATACATTTTTTCTGGGAATCATTTACTCACAAATCATATTGTAAAAAAGATATTTTTACTGATGATATTTTAGAAGCATGTCGTAATGAAATGGGAAATCCTAAAAATTTACTAGAACTAAGAGAAAGAAGTTATGAAAGATTAGAATATTTTGGTGATAGGGTTATTAAGTTAATTGTTTCAATGTATCTTTTCTATAGATATCCTAATCAAGATGAAGGTTTCATGACAAGATTACAAACCAAGATTGAAGACAAAACTAATTTAGCTATTATGTCAAAGGAAATTGGATTAGAAAAGTTTTTTATTATATCAAAACAAATTGAATCTATGAATGGAAGAAATTTAGATAAAATTCATGAAGATGTAATGGAAGCTTTTATGGGAGCATTATTTCTAAGTAATGGATTAGAACCTTGTATGTTATTATTAGTAAATCTTTTGGAAACAACAATTGATTATGCTGACAAATTATATCGTGATAATAATTATAAAGATAGATTACTAAGGTATTATCATGCTCAAAAATGGAAATTTCCATCTTATTGTGTTATCCATTTTGAAGGACCACCTCATAAAAGAACATATATTATGGGAGTTGAAAAATCTGAATGTAATCCAAAAGAACATTTTAAAAGTAAATGTGCGGGTTTTGGATTAGGTGCATCAAAAAAAGAAGGTGAACAAGCTGCTGCTAAAATGGCTTTAATTACATTTGGTGTATTAAAAGAAGACCAATATACAAAAGCTGACTTGTACTATCCTCCTTGGGAATTATTAGATAAATACGATGGAGAAAATCCAATTCTTAATAAAAATAATGATACTGAAGATGATATGGAAGATGATAAATCGGTTGTTTCAAAACTTTCAGAAAAGAGTATTGAAATTTAATTATAAATTTTTTTATGATTCGGGTTTACCCAAAAAAAAGAACATTTATATTTTTAATGGACACAGTAGAAAGTAGTAATATTAAAGATGTTTTATTTTCAAAAGATACAATATCTAATTTAAATAAAAAATTATTAGAAAAATTTAATTTGAATGATATAAATAAAGACAGTAAAAAAAAAGTAATTGATTTATTAATTAAAAATATGAAAACTGTATATCGAGCTTTAGATCTTAAAAAAATAACTAAAAAAAATTTTAATTCTATATTTGCTCAATATAATAAGGCTTGTTTAGACCAAACTTCAGCTGAATTAGGTAGAGCTGAAATGCTTCAAAATATACAACCAGATGCTTCTCAATTAAAACAAAAAAGAGATTTTGAATCAAATCCAAATTCAGGAAATAAAATTATGGAAAGACCAAAAGGAGTTTCAAATAAATCATTAAATCAAAGTAATTTTCTTTATCCTCCAGGTATGAATACAGAAAATAAAAATAGATTGGATTCTAAATTTGATAATTTATTTAAACCTATAGTAGATAATGTAGATGATAATTATAAATTTAACCAATATCAATATGGAAGAGGTGGTGAAGATTTTACCCAGAAATTAGACCAATTTATGAGTGAAAGAACTAATGAATCAGCAATTCCTAAAAGACCTTCCACTCCTGATTTTTTAAAACCTATTCAAACAAGTAGTAGACAAGAAATGCCTCAAAATGAAAGAAAACAAAATCAAAATCAGAATCAGAATCTAATACCAGGTGGAGGTATTAATGCACCAATGCCAGTTAAAAGGAATGGAGGTAAACCAAATTTTAGTCAAGAAATACCTAAAGATGAATTTGATACCGCATTTATGTCTGCTAATGAAAATGATGCTGATTTATATAATATTAATAATATAGATAAACCAATGGATATTCCAAATATTGAAGAAGATAGTAGACCTTTTGAACAAAGATTGAAAAGTTTGGAAATGGATAGAAGTAATGTAGCAATGCATAAAGAACCA